AAGGACTACCGTCGATTGATCGACAGCGACGGTGACGCAACTGTTCCCAAAATCAGCTGAGGTGCAACATGGTTCGTAAAGCAGCAAAGAAGGCTCGCAAGTACCCACCTGGAGTGATTCCAGGGCAGCCAGCTGGCAAACACAAACCGTTCAAGTCGAAAGCACAGCAGCGCTTGTTCTTTGCGAAGCCATCGTTGCGTCGATTTGCTCTCGGGAAAGCGCACGCGACCGGCGAGCACCACGAGCTAGGTAAAGTCAGCAAAGCGCGATACAAGGCGTTGCCGGATCGCAAAGGTGTCAAGCGGAAAGCTAGAGGCATCAAGAAATGAAGGTGTTGCAGCTTGAGTTAGTAGCTGGTTGTTTGTCTGAGCATCAACGGAAACACTTGCGTAACTTGGCGCTTCAAGGTATGCCGAATGAGGTATGTGGTGTTGTGTATGAGCACGACATTATTGTACAATACCAGAATTGCTCTAGCAATCCTGAACATAGTTTTGATGCTGAGATAGACATCGGAGATGTTGGCGTCAAAGCTATTTGGCACTCACACCCGAGTGGTATGGATGGCCCTAGCGCAGATGATCTTAAGTTCATAGAATGGTGTGTTGCTCACGATCATAATTTTCACCATATCATCGTTACCAGCAAGACTGTGAATGAGTTTAAGGCGAAGCTAATTGACAAAGCCACTACCGTATGAAAGCGATGAGCAGCGAGTCAATTGGTTGCTCAGGTACATCACGGTTCAACGTTTGTACGACACGAAAATTGTTGCTGCGCTTCAGCAAGCGCAATATGATGCTGGCCAAGTAGCAGACAAGCTAGATGGGGCAAATATTAGTGAGCGAGCGCGGAAGTATCAAGCAAGACTGGTGCAACACGAGATTCGCGACATTATCAAATCCATGTTCAAAGACTTTGTACCAACTCTCAATAAGGGCCAACAGGACGCCGCAGAAGCGGCTGCGAAGGCTGCTTTGGCACAAGACGCACAGGTGTTGAAAGAGTTGTTCCCAGACCCAAAGCGCCGCAAGGCTTTTCAAGCCAGTTACGTGCTGCAGGCTAGGCACGGAATAGGCGCGATGATTACGCGCATACTACACACAGAACACCCTCTCAGCTATCGCGTATATCATTCAGGCGCAATCGCCAGCGGCAGCCTGGATCGCAAAATTAACTCCGCTCTTGCTCGTGGCGTAGGCGCGAAAGATATTGCAAAGTTGGTGCGTTCGGATATCAACCCGAACGTCCCAGGCGGGGTCTCATACGCTGCAATGCGTCTTGGTCGTAGTGAAATTAATAATGCATTCCATGCACAGAGTATTGCTGACGCGCAAGATGATCCGTGGGTGCAAGAGATGGAATGGCACTTGTCGAAGGTTCACGCTGAAAATCCCGGTGATCTTTGTGAGGAATATGCCGATGAGCAATATTTCCCAAAGGATGATGTGCCGCCTAAACCACATCCGCAATGTATGTGTTATGTAACACGAAAAGCCATGCAGTACAGTGACTTTCAGCAAAAACTCGAGTCCGGTGCGTTTGATGACTATTTTGAGCGCAAGTACGGGATGCCTGCAGCCTAATTTCAACGTTGTGTGTTCGCGTGCGATACCGTAGGTGGCGACTGTCGATAGTCTGACAAGGAGCCCAAATGACCCAGAGGCCAGAGAGCCCAAATACACTCGCTGCAAAGCTGAGAATTTGGGGCGGTGACGGTGAAGAATCATCTGAGCAAGGTGATTCAGAATCTGGTAGCGGCGGCAAAGATGGTGCGGGCAATGGTGATTCGCCTATTGAGAAGACTGCCGAGCAAAAACGTATTGAAGAGCTTGAGGCGGCTCTAGAGGGTACCAAAAAGAAGCACGCTGATGAGAAGAAACGAGCTGATGATGTTACAGCCGATCTTCAGAAGCGTGATCGCGAAGGCATGGAAGAGCACGAACGCACTGAAGCCGAACGCGATGACTACAAGGCCAAGTACGAAAAATTGTTGAAAGTTGTTGAGACGTCTGTGACTAAGGACGCCATCCGCAGCATCAGCGACGCCAAGGATAAATCCGGTAAACCAAAGTACCCGTGGCATGATGTCGAGGCTGTAACTGCTTTCCTCGACAAGGGCGAAATCAAGATTGATTTGGATACCGGTGAGGTTACTGGACTTGAATCGCAACTCAAGAACATTGCATCAAAACGACCGTATTTGCTTGTAGCTGAACAAAATTCGAACAACAACCAGGGTACACCGTCTTTGGGTGGGCCAGCAACAGGCGGTCACCCAACAGGCGGAGCAGGTCGCCAGCGTGAGACTGACCGACAGAAGCTTGGGCAAAAGTACAAATTGCCTGGTTTCATGGGCGCCAGACCGTAATCTGTTGGTACAGGAAGGAAAACAGGAACATGGCTCGCATTGATAAGTCCAACCCGTTCAACAGCACGTTTCGTGCGTTCATTGCGGCTGACTTTCCCGACGCCAATCTAGGCAAGTTGTATGGCGTCGGACTCGACGCTACTGGCAAAGTCGTGATTGGCGCTGGCGTCGACGGAATTGTTGGCGTCATGGTAATCACTGAGAAGCCGGGTATGGTTGGCCCGTTGCGGCAGGTTGCTCGCATAGATGTCATGAAGTCTGGTGAAGTCACTGACTTTGGCCCGACTACAGGTGTGCCAGGTACTGACTTTGGTACTGCTGGGTTGGCTTACTATGCGGCTGCTAACGGCAATATCAGCTCTACATGGGCGTCGGGGTCCACGTACGTTGGCCATTGCGTTGAGCCGGATCGTTTGATTGCGAATGTTATTCCGCTGCCGGCTGCTGCGAGCCTGTAATCCCAACTGCTGCAACAAAAACGGAAGGACAATGATGGCAGGCAAGTTCCGTATCTGGGGCGGCGATGGTAATCGTTCCGGTTACATGACTGCGGGTGACATCCTCACCCACACCATCGATGGCGTCGACCTCAATGAATTGTGGTCTGAGTTCATTGACGCCAACACGATCTACAACGAGCACAAGCAGGGATTTGTTGGGCTGCTGACATATCCGGTGCAGTCTGAGATCGAACTGGTGCCGCAGATCGGTGATTTCAATTTCGAGGAAGCCACTGAATTCGGCATCCCTCGCAAGGCGAACACCAACATCAGCTACTACCAGCTGGCCTATTCGTACAAGGACTGGGACCTTGGTGTTGGCTACACCTGGAAGTTCTTGCGCGATGCGCCGAGGCAACAGGTTGAAGCGATTCACACCAAGGCGATTCAGGCCGATCAGGCGCTCGTGTTCCGTAAGGTGATGGAAGCGTTGTTCGATCAGCGCTCGCGAGTAACCATTATCAACTCCATGACGTACAACGTGTTTCCGCTTGCAAATGCGGATGGCTGGGTGCCGCCTAGCTACAAGGGTGTGACGTTCGACGGTACGCATACGCACTACCTGAAGAACAACAACACGGTTATCGTCGCTTCGGATTTCGAGAACTCGGTCAACCATCTCACTGAGCACGGGTATGGCTGGGATACCGGTACTCAGATAGTGTGCTTTGCTTCCAAGAGCGAAGTCAACAAGATTCGTAAGTGGCGCAATGGCGTGACCCTTGACAGCGTCGTGGCGAACTACGACTTTGTGCCCGCGCAGGGACAGCCGGCACTGCTCGTCGCGAATGCCGAGGGTATGCTCGGTGGCCAGGCGCCTGCAACGTGGAATGGTCTGCGCGTCAGTGGTTCCTACATGGACGTGATTGTCATTGAAGAGCCCCTTATGCCTACCGGCTTCTGCCTGTTCATGAGCACTGGCGGGGCGAACACTGACGAGAATATTGTCGGTATTCGCGAGCACCCGTCGGATGAGTGGAGGGGTTTGCGATTGCTCCCCGGTAACCAGCAGCGTTATCCGCTGGTGGATGGTTACTACATCCATGGCTTCGGCACCGGCATTCGTCGTCGCACCGGTGCGCTTGTTCTCCAAATCGGTTCGGGCACCACATATGCCCCGCCGACTGCTTACACGGCTGACGCAACCCAGACCCGTTAAGGAGTTAACATGTCCGACACCAAGAATCCTATGGTGGACTACCAGGACAGGCCACTGACGGACGATGAGAAGCTGTATCTTCATCAGTGGTCGCGCGACGATCTCATTGAAATCAACGAGCGCATCTTCAATCAGTCGGAGGCTCACGACAAGGGCGAACCAATTGATGTGAAGAAGGCACTAGATGACGCTGGGATTGAATTGCCTGAATCACCGCCCGAGCCAACATATGTTGGCGCTCAGGGTGGGGTTAGGCAAGCGCGCGATCATCCTCTCACTGGCGTTGTCGATGATGCCCCTGTGGACGATTGGGACGACAAGGACGTTCAGGCTGAAGTCGATGAGATGAAAGTCGATGAGCTCAAGGAATACTTGCGCGAACTTGGCGAATCCACCAGCGGCGACAAGCAGGAGCTTCGTGATCGGTTGTTCGATACGCTCAAGAAGCAGCACGAGTCGGAGTAATCAGTGTGGGTACTGTTGACTTCAAGTTGGATGATTTAGAGCTGCGCAAGAATATTGCGGAGTTCGGTCCAACTGTCAACAAATACATCACTCTTACAACTGATTTCGCCAAGGGCAACGGTGTCGATGAAATGAAGCTGAAGGCTCCATGGACAGATGACACCGGTGCCGCTCGTGCGGGGTTGAATGGCGATGTCACACACGAAGGTAGCGGCCCGATTGGATTTACCGAACACACAATAACATTTGCACACGGTGTTGATTACGGAATTTGGCTGGAGGTAGCCAACTCCGGTAAGTATCAGATCATCATGCCGACTGTCTTGGCAGTAGGCAAGGCTGTTATGGAAACATTGAGGGTTATGTTCGATAACCTCGACAAGCCGCCCCATTTACGGGCTGTCGTAGATTTGCCGAGTGTCGGTAAGCAGGGAACCTCGCAGAGCACCGGCACTCGTGTCTCCGCTAAAGCGAGGCAGGCGAAGCGCACAACTAAGGGTAGCACCACAAAGCGCACTCGGAGGACCAAATGAGTCGCGCTGTAGTAATGGATGCTATTTTGGCCGACAGTCGTTTGATTGCTGATGGTTTCAATAGCGACAGTGTACTTGCAAATTTTGATGGAAAGCAACGCCCATCTGACGAGATGTTCATGGTGCTTCGTTGGGAAGCTGATGATACAGGGTTGCAAGGCGATGACGGTACGATGCAACGTGGGTGGCGACGAATTGTCATCTGGGTACATATGTATCGAGAATTTTCAACAGATTTCGTGCGCATCGACAACGTTTTGAAAATTTTGGACGATGTGCTTAGCAACATAGTGAATGTATCCGGTGCGGACGGTGTGACGGTGACGTGCATAGAACCTGAGGGGTATTCGCGTGATCTGAGGGATGATGGATATCAGACCTATTGCCGTTCAGCCAGTTACAAAGTCATAAACCGGGTTACATAGGAAGGGAATAACATGGCGGAAACCACTGCGGCCCAGAAGAAGGCAGCAGCTGCCGAATCTGGCGTGGAGCGTCCTGATGCAACCAAGTCGCGAAATGTCTTGACGGAGAACATGCCGCAGCCTCCTCGCGTGGCGGGTCGACGCAGGCGCGTTGAGCGTAAGCAGCGGCAAGGACCGTTCGTTAAGTATGTTGGAGCGGCGAGCCATCGTGTCATTCGGCCATCTGATTGGGGATCGCTTGCGTTCACGCCCAAGGATGCTAAAGCTGGCCATCAGACATTCGAGTGGTCGCCCAAGAACGATTATCTTGTTGAGAGCGATCAGTTTACGGATGAGCAACTTGACTACTTGCTCATTGACGACGTTCAATCAGGAAGCGGCGCACACAGTTTCTTGGAAGTCGATTATGACGAAGATGGTCAACTCGTCCAGGTTCTTGAAGACGAATGATGACGCGTGTCCGAGTTGCTGACGATCACGAATTACGTTGTGCAGGAACATTGCACGGCGTTCGTCGTCAGCACCAAGGGCATGATTGCATTGAGTTCAAGTGCCATCATATAGCGTGCACCAAAGGCAGGGCTGTAGCTGTGTTCCACTACTTCAGCCTAAAGACCGGTGACATAGTGGACACGGTAATTTACAGGAATGATCCAATTAGGAATGGACATAAGCTATGACAAGCTTGCCTAATCCGTATCCCTACGGTCTACGTCAGCTGATGCTGACCCCATATGTTGATATGCAAGGTACTGTGCTCGGCGGCACGAGCTACCCGATGCCTGTTGCAATGACCATGGGCTTCAGTGAAACCGAGCAGTTCGATGAGCTTCGTGGCGACGACGTTCTAGTGGCAGTCCATGGTCGTGGCGCACAGGTCGATTGGTCTCTTGAGGCCGGTGGCATTCCCATCAAAGCCTGGTCGATCATTTCTGGCGGTATGGTGCTTGAAGAAGGCGTCACGCCGAATCGCAAAGTACGTCTGCGTAAGTCTGTGGATGACTTGCGGCCGTACTTCCGCGTTGATGGTCGGTCGGTATCTGACTCTGGCGGTAACGTCGTTGGTCGTATCTATCGCTGCAAGGCTAACGGCCGCATTCAGGGTGATCGCCGCGGCGGCTCGTTCATGACGAGTTCCATTGACGGCGTTGGGCTTCCGCTTGTTGGGGATGCTGGTCGCTGGCTGTACGAGTGGATCCAGAATGAGACCGACAACCCGTTGTCATCTACTCCTGAGGCCAACCCGCTGCCTATCCCAATGAATCTTGTTGCGGGCACACTGACTACGACTAGTGTGGCATTGAGCTGGGATGCTATCCCTGGATTCGACAATGTCGGCAATGGCGACAAGTATTACGTGCAGCAGTCCATCGACAGCGGCGTGACTTGGACCCACACGACATCGGCCCATGGCGGGGAGCCTACGACCAACAGCACCACGGTCACCACTCTCACCACTGGCACGAGTTACCAGTTCCGAGTTGCGTTCTGGGCAGCTGGAACTACCATCGGTGATTACAGCACTCCGATCACGGCAGTGACTCCATAAGGGAAGTCACGCAACCATAGAGCCCAAGGAGGCCAACATGGATGA